TCACACTATCCTCGGCTAGTATTAGTTGAAACTTACAGCCCCTTGGGAAACCTTGGGGCTTCAACTTTGAGGATAAGTTATGCCTACTGCACTAAGTGTTGAAACTGGATCGCAGAGTACTACTGCGAACTCATATATTACAGTGAGTGAGTATTCTACTTACATCACAGATCGTCATGGCGCGAGAAATAGTCCATCGAACGATCAAATTACCTCATATATTCATCAGGCTATGAGTTTTTTTGAGGCTCTTCCTTTTCGTAGTGAAAAAGCATCTGAAGAGCAAGCGCTTCAATTCCCTCGATCTGGCTTGATTATTGATGGATATGGGATCAACTCTGATGAGATACCAAAAGAAGTAAAGACTTCTCTTTATGAGATAGCTTATGCCTATGAGCAGGGTTATGGTCCTGATGCTCCCATTGAGCGATCTACCCTGAAAGAAAAGATAGGTGAGATAGAGGTTGAGTACAAATCATCGAGCGCTGACAGAGTTTTAACTCCAGCAGCTACTAGGGCATTAAGAAAGCTCGTAAAGAACCCTATGCGGATTGTGAGAGCTTAGATGGCCTTTAATTACTCCCCTTTAAGTACAACTGCAACCAATCTTATTAAAAACTTTGGTCAATCTGTTACGTTTACCCGAAATGGAAGTGTAACTTATGACCCAACAGCAGGTGTAAGTTCAAGTAGTCAGTCTACATACACTGCTAATATAGTGTTGTTTGATCAAACTAAAACAGAAATTGAAGATACATCTTTGCAAGAAAAAGATATACCAGCAAATATGTCATCTACTACAGAGCCTTTAATTGGAGACACTGCTACAATTAACAGTGAAAATTACAGAATTATAGATGTAACACCAATTAGACCAGCAACTACGGTAATTTACTATGACATTCGCCTTAGAAGTTAACAAATTTAAAAAAAAAGCTGAAGAAAATGCTGCAAAAATAGTTGCCAAAAGGTTTGAAATGACTTGCACTAAAATTGTTGACGAAACACCTGTTGTATCAGGTAAACTAAAAAACAATTGGACAGCTACATTTACATCGCCTGCTTCTGGTGTAGACAGAAAGTCAGAAATAGATCCAGCGAGGCTTCTGTTTGGTGGCGTAAATGATGTCCCGGCAATGGATAGTAGAAACAGCATTAAAGAAGTAGTGAGTAAAATAAAGCCATCTGAAATAGGAAATCCTTTATTTTTTACTAATTGCTTAGATTATGCTGATGATGTTGAAGGACAAAAGTCATCAAAAAATTATCAAGGGCCAAAAGGATTTCTTAGAAGAAATGTTTTAGTGGCAGGGCTAAGAAGTATTAAATTATGACAGTTGACTATCAGTTAATAACACAGGATGCTTCAGGAAATATTAATAATATTGATGCTGGCTTAATAACTGATGGCACTACTGCTGATACCTCTAAGCCTTTTAGAAATATTAGAATAGCGTTTGAATCGTTATTCAACACTATGACAGGTGGAGGTCAGTTAAACTTTACACATAAAGTATTTGAAAACACAGATTTTAACATATCTGATGTAGTCAAAACCAACCTAAACGCTGAGTGGGTGGTTGGATCATTAATACCTGGAGATACTGTTGCATCTACTATGGGTGCTTCAGGTAGAGATATAAGTGTAGGGATCTTTCAAATAGATTATTATGCAAAAACAGGTATTGGAGGTTATACTGAAAGACTAGACAGTATAGCTAATTACTTTTCCAGAGGGTCAACTTTGACTGCAAATGGAACAGAAGTAAGGATTGAGAACGTATCACTAGGCGTGGGGCGCAGAGATGGTGCATTTTTTGTTAGAAACGTAGATGTATCTTATTTTGCGGTCACAGCCGCTAGGAGTTAAAAATGGCAATACAATCAGGACAAAATGTCGTAATGTCGATGGCGGCAGAATCGTCATATGGAGATGGTGATGGATCAGGAAATAATCCTCCTGGTAACTGGGATATTATTCCATTCAACACTGCATCATTAACATTTGCACAAGCTAACTTTGAGTCACAGCAGATTACAGGTGATAGAGAAGTACACGATGTAATTATGGGTGGGCATAGTGTAAGTGGTGATATTACTTTTCACTTAAACAATCAAACCTCTATTGTAACTATGATAAATGCTGTATTAGGAGATACAACGGATAGTGCTGCGGTAAATACTGTTGGATCTACTCGAAGCTCTTTTGCCATTGAGCAAAACTTTAAAGATTTAGGCGCTGGCAATGATGTTCACGTTTATACAGGGTGTGAGTTTAATAGTTTTAGCATGAGCATACCTGCTGACGGCTTGATTGAGTGTACTGTAGGTGTTATTGGTTCTACTTTAAACACATTCACAGCTACAGAAGCTGGAACGGTTGCAGGTATTACTGATACTGTAAATCCATTTCATTCTAGTGATGTAAAAATCTCTCTTGATGGCGGTAGTAATATAGAAACGATTATTACTGACTTGTCTTTAAATATTGATAATGGTATTGCGACAACAAACAGTGTTGGATCTAAGATTCCAATCCAAGGTGGTATTGGTAAATGTCGTGTAACTGGTTCATTGACTGCACATTTTGCAAATACAACTTTGTTTGAAGCTTTTAAAGCTAATACAGCTAAAGACTTGACTATTCAATTTGGTGCTGATTCTGGTTCTACAAGTATGTTATTTGATATGAGCCGCATATTATTAACAACTGGCGCAGTAGAAGTTGGTGGTGAAGGTCTTGTGTCAGTAGCTTGTGATTTTGTAGCAATGAGAAATGATGCAAATGATCAATCAACAATCAGCATAGATACAAATCTAGCTGCTTAATAACCGTTCTTCTGGGAAGAACTTAACTATTCACTGGGGGTGAATATGAAACTTAATACTCTTTATACAACCGATCAACATGATGCAGGATCAGAAGTAGAAATTACAGATTTTAGCGGTAAGCCAACAGGTTTATTTATAAAAGTTTGTGGTATTGATTCTAAAAAGTTTAGAGATAGAGCTAAAATTCAACAGAAAGCTCTTGTGGAAGCTTTTAGAAAAGAAACAGATTTCGATGATGATGAAATACAGTTGGAAACTTTAGTTGAATGTACATTGGGCTGGAAGGGAACAGACGAAAAGTTTTCTAAAAAGTTGTGTAAAGAATTATATATAAAAGCCCCTTATGTGAGAGATCAAATTGATCGTTTCATGGGTGATAGATTAAATTTTACAAAAGCCAAACCGAAAAATTAATCGAGTTTGGCAAATGGGTTTTTTTTGCTAATGGAAGAATTAAAGGCTGTGATGGCACTAGGCTTCAACAATGGAAAGCCATAGAAAGAATTAGTGGCAAAGCGCCAGCAGAATTAGCAAAACAACCTCATTTGGATGAACATCTATTACCCACTTGGGAAGCCTATTGTATGATTGTAAGAGGGGTTGAATCTATCTCTCTTCAGGACATACAGGCTTATTGTTACGTTTATGACGATCAATTAGATAGATGGCAAGTTGATGCCATTTTGGGTCTTGACTCAGCGAGAAGAGAAGAATGGCAGACACAGTCGCAAGATTAATATTTGAAGCAGATTCAAAACCAATAAAAACTGCTACTGACAGTATCAAAGAGCTATCATCGGCTTCTAATTCTGCGGCAAATTCAGTTAAAAAATTAAACAATGCTTTAGCAAATCAAAGAAAAGCAATGAGTGGCGATCTAAATGCTACTCAACAAGCAACACAGCAAAGAAAAGCTTTTGGTAGAGCTACCGCTAAAGCTAGTCAAGAACAAAAAAAATCTATTACTCTTGTTGATCAGCATGGAAATGTAATAAAAACATTTAATGCTGCCTCAAAAAAAGCAACGGTTCAAACCAGACAAGCTACTGACGCATCAAGAAAAGCAGAAGCTGTAAGAAAAGCTGAAATAAAAGCATACCAAGAAGCGGCTAAAAGAGCTAAAAAGCTTAGAGAACAACAAAAGAAACTTTCTGATTCTACAAACAAAGGCGGTAAGGCCGCATCTAAACTATCGGAAAAATTTTCACAAGCAGCTACTTCAACAGCAGCTTTGCAAGGACCACTTAACGGTTTGTCTGGTCGTTTATCCTTCATATCAACTGGTTTAAATAAATTAGGTATAGCTGGTTTAGCGGCTTCCACTGGAATATTTGGCTTGACTATGGCCGCTAAAAATTCTTTGTCTGTGTTTACAGAATACGAAGAGCAAATGCTTAGACTAGAAGCGCTTTTTCAGTCTACTGGTGGTTCTGCTGGCTTTACAAGCAGAGAAATAAATGAAATGTCTGAAAGACTTGCTGTATCTACTATGGCAAGCGCTTCTGATATGCGTAATGCTGCTGGCGTTTTAATGACATTCAAAAGTATTTCAGGTGAGGTTTTTGAAGAGTCATTACGTTTGACGCAAGACATTGGCGCTGTAATGGGTACAAGTGCTGTATCAGGCGCTAAACAACTTGGTAAAGCGCTAGAAGATCCTACAACAAACATGACCGCATTAACCAGGGCTGGTATTTCATTTACTGATAATGAAAAAGAACGCATCAAAACACTACAAGAAAGTGGAAGATTAGGTGAAGCCCAAGCTTTTATAATTGAAACTCTTAAAAATCAAGTTGGCGGTGCTGGTACTGGTGGTGGATTAAGTGGCGCAATAGATTTACTTGCTGATAACTTTGCAATATTTAACAGAAAACTAGCAGAAGAAACTGGTTTGGCTAAGTTAGCCGAAAAAGAAACGTCAGCATTGGCTAATGCCATTGGCGCATTAAATGATATGTTAACAGAAACGCCAGAAGAAGAAATTGAAAGGCTGGAAAACGAGTTAAGTGGCACAATATCAATATTTGGAAGAATACAAGATGCTGCAACTAATGCTGTTCAAGCTGTTAAATTAGTTGGTCAAGCTAGATCAGGAATGGCAGTTCAAGGGGGAGTCGATGATGCAGACGATAAAAAAAGACAAAGAATACAGGAATTGCAGGATCAAATAGCGGCAGAACTAGAGGCAAAACGACTTGCCGAACATGAGGCTAAACTTAGGAAAGACAGAGAGAAAAAAGAAGCTCAGCAACGAAAAGAGGTAAAAGCACAAGAAAATAGAGATGCTTTGACACAACTTGAGGAACAAATTTTAACAGCACAAGGTTTAGAAGAAGAAGCTATAGTAGCAAAACAATCAAGAGACATTATTGCCGCAGAAAATGAATTTAATAAT